AGTTCAGCAATACCATCACCATCCCGGTCTACTCTAATCCAACACTCAGTAACTGTAACAATCTGGCTAGCTTCTAATGCACTGTTATCTTCACGAGAACTGGTGGCATTATAGTTTTGTCCAGTGATTTGCTTACGAGCAGCAATCTCTTCCGAGTATTCACCAGACCAGTTTTCATCACCTAAATCATCCCAATCATCAATATCTTTAGCGATATCAGGCCATTCAGAACGAATCTCACTACGAGTAAGATCTAATTCAATACCTACAAAGGCAGCATCATCTAGACTAGTGGCATCCCGACTAATACGAAAACCTTCTTGAGGAATGTTCTCAATCTTAACACGACTCTTGTCTATCTTCTTCTTTAAACGAACATCAGAATAATACACACCGTCAGTACGAGGTGAGATAAACAATTCACCTGCAATCTCAACATCTGATTCACCCAGTTTCTCATCCAAGGATTCTTGGCTAATTTCATCAAACTCTTCATACTCGTATTTAAAATCTTCTACATAATCCCAGCGGATAATTGCATTTTTCCAAAGTAAGGAGGCTTTGATCCACGTATTCAGTAGTGTCCAACCATTGTTCTTTTTAAAGACACAATAGTTCACAATATCAGAAGCATCCTGTGCAGATTTAAGTGCAGCAGGTGTTTGATCATAAGGTGTAAACCTAGCGATCTTCTCATTGTTTAACATTAATTCAGAGATTACAGCTAAGTAAGCCTCTATCGTCTCGGTTGTATCCGAAGACACAATCCCTGATACACCTTCAGGTGATAAGTGACCTGTAGCTAAACCAGCATACTCATGGGTTGCCATACGCCTTTCACGTGTGAGGTCAGATGAGTTGAGCCAAGTTCCTGTAGAACCTTTCACTCCACTCTCGATTTGCACTAAGAGTGCATCATCGTCCACCTTCTCAAACTTCTTCTTCGCCATATTCTATCTCCGAGATTAGGCCATACAAACTATCACTAGTTATATAAGTTTATTTTCGGTAAGTCTCAATCTTATACTTACCAGCTCTTTCATTCTTAGAACTACGGGCCACCTTAGCCTTATAAGCCTTACCGTAAGCTTCTTTATTACTACCAGTAGGGTCTGCTTCATTTGGTTTAGGCCTTACATATGCTGTACTCATTTTGATACCTCCACAGTTTCAACAACCTCTAATTCTGCTAATGCAGCCATTAGTTCATCATCTGTTAGATCTTTAGCTTCAACACTAGTTGTTACCACATCTCTACGGGTAAGCTTAGGCGCTTCATACTCAGCAACTAGTGCTGCTAAACGACCAGCTTCTGCATCATCACCGCCCTGCATAGCTTTAACCATTAGTAGCTTTAACACATCTAAGCCCTTAGGGGCTTGTCCAGATACTTCATAACCAATAGAATCTAGAGCTTTAACAAAGAGACCTAACTCTTTAATCTCTGCTCTACGTCTAGCTTTAGTAGCTTGACTCTTCTCTCTAGCTTCAACAGAAGCAGCCCTATCTCTAAATAGAACTAAGTTCTCACCTCCGGGATGAGCCATAGCTCTTTTTTGCCCATCAGTGAGATTCTTAGCATGTTCTTCCGGGGTAACAGGTACGTACTTAGGATACGAATTAGTTCCCGGAATCTTTAAGCTTTCTTTATCTATCTTTTTTGGCTTCTTAGGTTTATTAGTAATCTTATCAGTCATCATCATCTCTCAGGCTCTATAGCCAATTGGAATCATTGTTATAATGCATATTCTTCTGCTTCCAAGATACCCTATTCCCAGCTAGTTTATCAGCATGGGTTCTAAGGACCTCTAGTCCTATTGCTACTGCAATAACAGTATCATCGTGACAACCCGGTAATGCACCCGTAGATCCATTCTCGTTAGACACATAAGACTTAAGCTCAGATATCATATGTTTACTGGGTAGACCTATGTCTTCATCTTCAATAGCTCTCTTCAAATAACCTATAATCATAGGTTTAGAAGCACTAGTGGTTCTGAATCCAGGTCGATCTCCCTCAGTATTATCCATATTAGCAGCTTTAGTCTGATAATATAGATTCACATATTCCATCTGTTTTAATCTGTTTAGGGTGGCAATACCCATAGAGTTAGACTCTACAGCTAGCAGGGCATTATTGAAATACCTGCCTAGGTAGAATAACACATCTCCGAATAACGATGGGTCAACTCTATTGTTCCTATACATAGCTATGACTTGACGATCAGTTGTCATTACAGTAGCTGTTGAATAGTCCTGCCCCACCCCTAAGGATACGTCAGCGGATACAATATAATTGGATTCCCAATCGGGGTACTGCCACAACTCTAAACTACCCTCCCGCCCCTCATCAAATGTACCCGCTTGTAGATTAAATACACGGGTAGATATGGGCGTAGATGGTAACAATTTATTAACTATCTCAGGATCAAATACAGATGATCCAGATACTAAGAAGGCCTCCTCAGGATTGGCAGGGTACTCTTGCTTAAACTTTAAAGCACCACCCTCTGCAATCTTAAGTCTTCTCCAATACATTTGATCATCACTTAATTCGTACTCATCCCTATACTTCTCTTCATCGAGGTCTAATTCAAAGGCCTCTGGTGCAGTTCTAAAGTACTCAGGGGTTAGGAACCAAGGGATAAATACAGGTATGTATTCATTCTCCCCAGCCATTGCACCTCTAAATAATCTATGGAACTCACCTGTAGCACCGTTAGCTGTGGATTCCACAATAACTTCAGTACCATCTGCTTGGCTTATCCCTTGGAATAATCCCGCTAGTATTCTCTCATCATGAGTCCAGAAGGCTACCTCTGATAGATGAGCTATGGTAGGTGTTGTACCCCTTCCAGCTTCAGGTGATCCAGCAGTGTATAATCGATAACCTGAGTCATTATGCTCAAATTGTATCTCTCTGCTGTTACCTTTAGATAGTGAAATCTTAGCATCCATATTCTGAATGATATTCTTACCCATAGTGAATAGTGCTTCTGACGTAGGGCCATCATGGGCCATTACCACAGATCTAGTATGAGGCATGTAGTAGGTCTTCCAAAATACTCTAGCTGCACAATAGGTGCTAATGCCCTGTTGTCTTGCTTTTAGTATAATAGCTCTTACCTTACCAGTCTCCTTTAACTGTTGCTCTAACTTATTATTAATAAGATCTTGGGCAGCATTAAATTTAAAGGGAACAAACCCTAGGGCACTATCTTTAGTAATAATCTTAATTTCTGCTTCAGCAAAGGAAGCAAAGTCAGATTTAAACTTTTCTTGTCTCTGTCTTCTAACTAGTTCTTTCTTTAGACTTAACTTCTCTAAATTAGTTAAAGCAGGTCGCTGCGCTTCCTGTGTAGTCTTTATTTCATTAGTAGCCATCTTAGCTCTCTCATCTAAACACATTCTTTAAGGGTGCTATAGTCACTGAGCACCATAGTCTAGTGTTTTCTTTAAGGGCGCTATAGAATAATGTTAGTGTATAACCCTCTCTGTCAACCGACGTCGAATTTTTTCCAATTTTGTATAAAAAAATGAAAAATAATTTAGGCGCCCCCTAGATTCTCCCCTGATTAAATGGGGGGTGCCCTCTGTCTGGGGGTGGTATGTGGGGGGAAATGTTAGGGTATGGGGGTTTGTATTTAGGTTTTTTAGGGGGTCATCCTTAGGTTTTTTAGGGGGCTTATGTTCTACGTGGGTTAGTGTGGGTGTTGTGGTTTGGGGTTCCCTTTTTTCTTTGGGGTCCCCCCTCCCCTGCTGTGCCGGGTCGTCCGGTGCTGTGGGCTGGCCTCTCTGGCCGTACCCTACGGGGTCGTGTTCTGCTCGCACGTTAATATGGGCTTTGGAGTAAATTATGAATATATTTAAGACAGGGTCGGGCTTAGAAACCCTTCACTATTCTGCACCAGTTGTAGTGACTGGCGTGGAGTTCAATACGGATACCCGTACTATCATGGCGTTCTGCGCCGACGGTAATACACGGAAGTGCCGTATCGATCGTTGTGCAAGTCTCGAGTTCGCTCGTGCCTTGTACAAAGCGGTGAAGGAGTTCGCTAAGCACGGCCATGAGTTAGAGTTCTGCTCAATGGGCAACAACAGCCCAGACAAGTGGTTTTGTAACGTAGACTCACCTAAGACTGTGGTGGCTGATGACTTGTCATTAGCTGCTTACTTGCAGTCTTAAGAGTGATTATACAAGGCCTCACGGGGTCTTGCAGTAATTGCTTTAAGGGTATGTCACACCCTGTTAACGTGATGAGGTTATGCTATGGAAGCATGGTGGTTGGCGAACAGTAAACGCGTAAGTGCTGCAATGGACCTAGTGCCTATGGCAGTCCTAGTAAGTATAGCTCTATTCATGACATGGACAGGTTATACCGTAGGCTCTATCCCTCTTATACTAATGGGGCTTATCGGTGCGATATCATTGCTGCTAATCATTGGTAGTGAGTTACGCTCTATATTTAGAAAGGAGTACAAGATATGAAGACAGTAATCAAAGGTATCCTACTGATCCTATTAGTAACAATAGGTTGCATAGCACTAACCCTGTATGCCTTAGCAGCCTATCAGAATTATACCATGCTAGATGCTCAATGGGATAAACAGAATGAGTGTATAGCTAACTATATCCAGATGGGTATCGAGAGAGCTGATATAACAAGAGAAGGTGATACATGTAGTATAGTGACCTACCACTCAGACCCTAAGAACCACTAACGTTGCCCTGCATAGCACTGGGGATAGCGCCCTTAAAGGAGGGGGCCTCCCTTAGGTTAACTTATATTAACTTAAGGTCAACTTAAGGTAAACTTAAGGTAAACTTAAGGTAAACATACATAGTTTCTTCTTATATATACCCTTTAATACCCTTAAGGTAAACTTAAGGTAAACATACATAGTTTCTTATTAATTAATCCTTTAATACCCTTTAATACCCTTAAGATACCCTTAAGGTCAACTTAAATAACTAGAATGGAGTACATAACATGATCAATCAACAGAAGTTTGTAAGGGAAGTAACATCAGAATCAATAGTAACCCTAGGGGTCTATGGGGCTATAGCTCATAAACTCGTAGCTGACCTAGATGCTGGTCTAATAGGTCAAGTAGAAGCTGAACTATTCATAGATAGCTTCAAAGAAAGGGAGAAAGTTGACCTAGTGGACTACATGTAGGCCCAAACGTCGAATCTGGGGGGAAAAGGCTAGGATTCGACGGAGTGATTGGGGGTTTTCTGGGGGACAAAAACCTATCCCAGTAAGCCCCTAAATATTCCCTCAGTAACCCGAAATATCCCCAAATCACCCGGAATCTGCATAGTTTCTCCTCCGATTCTCCCCCAATTCTCCCTCCTATATAAGTTGAACAACAATGCTATGAGAATATACTCAAATATTAACTAAATATTAGCAGGTCGTGTATGATTAGCCATAGATATCAATAGGTTAGTAACACAAATATTAGGTTTATTAGTAATCTTAATAGCAGTTGACCTATGATTACAGGAGCTTGTTACAGGAGCTTGTTTACCTGTCAGCAGGTCAAGTATGTGTAAATATTAATAAGCTATTAATAAACTATGCCTAGCAGGTCATTTATGGGCCGCAAAAATATACAAAATTGTATCTCTTAATTGTATCTCTTAAAGGCTAACAATATAGTCTTTAAGAGAGGCAATTTAGTCTCTACTATGAGTTAGAACCCGATATAGTCGGTAGATCTCTCAATTAAAAGATCTTAAATTGGAGTATTTAAATGAGTACATTAATTATACGTAACGCAACTGTAAACTTCTCACGCTTGTCTGTACCTGCTAACAACGGGTATGGTGCAGAGGTATCCGCATTCTTCTCTAACATTAGTGTAGAGGATCAGCTTAAGCTGGCTCAGTATGGAATTATGAGTACAACTGCTAATACCTCAGGTGGGGGTATGCTAGAAGGGTTTAACTTCCGTCGTTATAGTAACACTCAACGTGGTGTGCAGAAGCGCCCATTGGTTGTTCTAGATGCGAATAAAGAACCTATGCTAGAGATGATAGGTAATGGGAGTACAGTAGATATTAAGCTGGAGGTATATCCTTCATCTTACTCCGAGTCTGGATATGGTCACCAGTTGAATGCCATTATGGTAACCAACTTGGTAACAGTAGGTGAGATCATCGATCAAGCACCAGCTGTATTCCATAACGAAGACTTTTAAAGTCATACTTAAAGTCATATTGTAGTCGAAACAGGGGGTGTATAACTCCCT